GTCAACAATTGGCATGGTCGGTTAATGGTGTAATGACCAAGCTAGAGCCAGAGGACTGGAAAACAATCCTGACCGCTGCTTTTAGACGAGAGGGTAACCGAGTAGCTCAGGGGCTGGATGGAGGGCTAGTATTTTTAGGAATGCGAACAAGCAAAATGAGTAAAAAAGAGTTTAGCGATTACTTAGAATTTTTAAATGCTACGGCGGTACTAAGAGGGGTGAATTTATGAGCAAAAAACTAAGAACCGCACTAGACGCAGCAATCATGGGATACATAAAATCATTTGAAAAAGCCCATGGCGTAGAGTTTGATTGGGCTACAAACGACGATTTAACTGGGATGCTGTGCTTTGGTGACCATTACTTCAATATGACCGATATTGTTTACGATGTTGACAATAAACTGCCAGTAAAGATGATATTTGAATGGCAAGACGCGGCGATTGAAGCGCATTTCAAAGGCATTAAAACAAAAATAAACTTACACAGTTACGCAAAGGGGCTTAGGTATGACCAAGTGCAATGAATTAGGAATCTGTCAATCAATCAACTGTGGCGAGTGTAATATGAACGAATTTTCAATCAAAGAAAAATTAACCGCCATGATGGTATTGCAGGTAATTAACGACAATATTTGGCGTTATGCAAATGAAGAAGACCAAGGCGCAGCATGTACCGCTGTACTTAGTTTGGCAATGGACATGCACAAAAACGGCGTAGACCGTAGCTTTGTGAATGAATTGGAGTATCCCGAACAAGAGGAGAATTTGTAATGTTTCCAGAATTTTTAAGCTATGCTGAAATTGAAGCTCAGGCAGAAAAATACCGTCAGAAAAAAGTAGAGAAAATGTTAATATTTGTACTCAAAGAAAACCCTGAAATGTCGGCAAAAGATGCTGTACAAAAAGCGGTTGAATTGGTTGATTGCTTGGATAAGGCGAAAAATGCCTAAATGCGGGATTTGCAAAACTGAGTTTGTCAAAACTAGGCCATTACAGTCAGTTTGTGGGCTTCAATGTGCCATGCAAACAGCAAGTATCAAAGCGGCGGTAAAACGGGTTAAGGCTGAACAGCAAGAAAAGCGCGAGACTAAAGCAAAGCTGGAAACCCGCTCAGATTGGCTTAAAAAGGCTCAGGCTGCGGTTAACGCATGGGTAAGGGCTAGAGACATAGAACTACCCTGTATAAGCTGCCAGCGACATCACCAAGGGCAGTACCATGCGGGTCATTATCGCTCGGTTGGGGCGTGTCCTGAGCTTAGATTTGAACCAGACAACATACATAAGCAATGCGCGCCTTGCAATAATCACCTAAGCGGAAACATCGTAGCCTATAGACCGAGATTGATTGAAAAAATAGGTTTAGAGCGTTTGGAATGGATAGAGGGGAAGCATGAAGCCAAAAAATACACAATGCACGAATTGAAGTTAATCACCAAAGATTACAAAGCAAAATTGAAAGCATTAAATGAAGTCACAGGATAACGCACTAAAAATCATTGAAGTGATTAAAAAAAATAGCGGAATTGAAACCAAACAAATTTGCGACGTTCTAAACATAACAATGGGGCAATTCATGAATGCAAAGCCATTCCTTGTGCATGATTGCTACAGAGATTTAAAAAAATGGCACATGAATGTCGTTGACAAAGTGCCACCAAGGATACGCAGAAGCCCTACAGCAACTATCATCTACAAAATGATGCCAGTCAGTCAAAAGGGGCTTAAAGAGCGCATGGGTATGCATAAAGATTCGATTTGGCGCGCGCTTAAATTGTTAAAAGAGCATAAATTGATACATATTACAGGCTATGAATCAACTAATACGACGCTTTTCCCGATTTTCGCAGCGGGTAAAGGTAAAGATGCGCCACGCCCTGATGGCAAAGACTTGGTAAACGCTAGGTCAAACCGATATAAAGCGCGAAACATCGAAAAATTGCGTGAAAAGCATCGAAAATACCGAGAAGCAAACAGAGAAAAGCTAGCCGAGAAAAGCCGTGAACGCTACGCCATAAAGGGTGAAATTTACAGGAAAAACGCAAGGGAAAAGCGAGCCATGCAAAAGCAATCAATCGAGGTAATCATGCCAACAACACAATGGCGAACAGCATTGCCTTGGGCGACTGTATGACAAAAGAAGTTTTTAAAACGGCTTTTGAGTACATAGAAAACCACCAAAATGGGTTGGGAAAAGGCTTGCCGCATGGCATAAATCAAGTATGTATCTCTTGTAAAGCTGGCGGATTGGTTGACGGTAAACCCGTGGGAAGTGTTGAAAAAATCACAGACATCACTGAATTAAAACCTTGGGCAGACTTCTATAAAACCAAGGAATTTACAGCCTATAAATGCAATTGTGGGTACAAATGGTCTTGGTATAAACCCTATTAGGGTTTTTAGTTGAAAAACCTAGGGTAAACCCTAATACGCAACCCATAAAAACTATTAGACAATAAAGCCATGCCATGCAATAGTGCAAGGCAACAACAGGAGAAAACTATGAAAACACTAATCACAATCATCATTGCAGCACTTTTAACAGCATGTGGCGATTGCCCGCCTGATGTTGTTGCACCGCCTGAAGTTGTGACTGTGGCAGCGCCTGAGCCTACGCCGCCAGTAGTTGCAACACGGCCGCCAGTTATTGCGCCCGTAGCCCAGCCAGTAACACCTGAACCGATACAAGTATGTCCACAATCGACAGGATGCTCGCCAAGTCCAGCACAATTGCCGCCTAATCGCATACCAGTAACCGAGCCAAATCCAACGCCAGCATGTATCCGAGACAACACGCCATTAGTCTACATTGCCCCGTTTTTGGTTGATAATTGCGGGAATAAATACGGGCAAATGAGTTAAATTGTGGTAAAATGACACGGCAACTCGCAGTTGCTTGCCCTTCGGGGCTTTTTTGAATAATCCTAAAAGGAACTCAATAAATGAAAACAGAATCACACGTAAGCAACAAAAACGCAGTGCGTGGTTTGCCAAGCATGTCTCAAAAGCTAATCGACTTCTTGAAAAAAGAAGAAGCTCGCGTTAGTTTTGAGTGGAACAATTGGGACGGCTCAGAAAGCCAAGCAATAGAGATTAATGATAGCAATGTGCTCGAATTGATGGCTTTAGATTAGCTACGGGCGCATGAAAATCTGTAATCACATGGATACTGAAATCATCATACGCATGGGCGAAAGGGAAAATAAAAATGGGACGCCACACTGGAAAATTCTTGGTCACGTTTTAAAAACAACATTAATCACAAGTAAAAATTCGCCTTCATTAGAAGATGCGAAAGATATTTTTGCAAAAGCATATAAAGAAGCAATGGCGGATTCAATCCGATACGCGCCATTGAGGTGTATTAAATGAACTATATACCAGAACCTAAGCCAATCCCCGAATTGATTGCAAAGTTTATGATGAATGACTTGGCGGGGATTTTGAAAAAAAACGGATTCAGCGCAGATTACAAAGATTGTCCAATTGACCCGCAGCATCTTAGAATGATGCTTGAATTAATGAATGATGGACATTTAGAGCGTAAAGACGTCAGATTGTGGTGTGTTGAAATGTGCAAAAAAGCAAATGAGATTAAAGCATTATTAAGTGATTTTTATGAGTGCTTAAAACAAAAAATTGCAGATAAAAGAGTTGAGGCATGAATCTAACGCGAGAAAAAGCAGTAGAGCTTGCATTGATATACGTAAATGCTGGAAAAGCTGGAAAGCCAATGCCGCTACCTATTAAAGGCAAAGAGATAGGATGCAAAAATGCCTACCAACTTGGCGAATACTACATGATGCAAGCTCACAATACGCGGTATGAGGATATGGCTGGTTTAAAAAGTAGGTTATGCAATGAATCTAACGAATAAACAAGAGGAATTTGCTCAGGCTATTGCAAAATGGTATGTATATGAGTTGATAGACCCAAGAGATGGGGAGCCTTTTTATGTAGGGAAAGGCTGTAAAAATAGAATAAAATCCCATGAAAAAGAAGCAGCTAAGCAATTAGGGGTATGTTCTGAAAAAATATTAAGAATCAAAGATATATGGAGCCTGGGATTAAAAGTAGAGCACAAGTTCGTTGCTTACTTTTGGATTGAACAGGATGCATATGATTTTGAAGCAAACTTGATTGATTGCTATGCATTGGATAATTTAACAAATATTATTCGAGGCGGTGGAGGCGCTTACATTCGCGGGCATGGAATGACGCCAGAATGTTATGCAAAAATAATGATACATGCAAACAATCTGTTTAGCTCTTTTGTTAAGTGGGTTATACATAAAGAGATAAAAACCTCATACATAGAGGATGTTCACCCAAGCAATAAAGCACTAATGCAATTTTGTTTATTTGAGATGTTTCCCAAGTTTTGGAAGAATATCAGAAATTCAAAAAATGCGCTTGATTTGTTGAAGCCTGAATTTTTAAAGCATGGTGTGGAGTTGACTTATGGCGGCGCGTAAACGTAAATTAACGCTTTCTGATAATTGGAAAGATAACATAAGAGCTGGCGTACTGGCTCAACGACTTTATGCGGCTGCTATTGGTGAGGTTGAAATGTCAAACCAACAAATCAAAGCTGCTGACATCATTTTAAAAAAGCTGATTCCAGACCTTGCAAGAACTGAGTTAACAGGAAAAGATGGCCAAGACATTAACCTTTCATTGAATGTGAGCTTTGATTGATAGAAGCACGATTTCCTAAAAAACTACAGTTCCTATTCAAACCCGCTCGGTACAAGTTTGCGAGGGGAGGCCGTGGTTGTGTTCATCCTGATACTTTGATTGATACGCCTAGCGGTCAAGTAAAGATAAAAGACTTTCAGGGTGGTGATGTCTATTCATGGGCAGATGGGAGAGTAGTGGTTGCAAAGGCTACAAAACCAACGCCGTACACTGTAGAGCAGTTATATCAAGTTGATTTTGTAGACGGGCGCTCAATCATTGTCACAGACGAGCATAAGTTTCTTACTCAGCGCGGATGGGTTGAGTTAAAGTTTTTGCGCGTTTCTGATTCGATAGTATCACTGCCTCACGAATCCGCCGCTTTCCATCCTAGTAGTAGAGAATTCATTTTAGCAAAGCCACGACTGATTAGCAAGCACAGCCGCCAAGTATATTGGGACTTGCATGTGAATGAAACAAACAACTATTTATCTAATGGAATAGTTAACCATAACTCGGGCAAGAGCTGGGGATTCGCTCGCGCTTTAATTCTAATTGCAGCATCAAAACCCACTAGGGTTTTATGTACCCGTGAAGTGCAGAAGTCAATCCAACAGTCAGTTCATCAATTATTGAAAGACCAGATAGCATCATTAGGGCTATCGGCATTCTTTGATGTTCAGGAAACTAAGATATTAGGTAGGAATGGCAGTGCGTTTTACTTTAGTGGCTTATCTGACCAGACCGCTGACACTCTTAAATCTTACGAAGGTGTTGATATTTGCTGGTGTGAAGAGGCGCAAAGCATCAGCAAGAATAGCTGGAACATACTTATTCCTACAATTCGCAAGGATGGCTCTGAGATATGGGGAACGTACAATCCACAATTGGAGAGCGACGAAACGCATCAAAGGTTCGCAGTAAACCCACCGCCCGATTGTGTATCGGTGGAAATGAACTACAGCGACAACCCTTATTTCCCGAAAACGCTGGAAGCGGAGAGGTTACACGCTGAAAAGACCATGCGGATTGACGATTACCGTCATATTTGGCTTGGACAATGTAAACCCGCAGTAGAGGGCGCTATTTACTTCGATGCCATGTCTCAGACAATAGCGGCGGGGCGAATTGGAAGCATACCCCACGACGCGGGGCTAAAAACACACGTTATCTTTGACCTTGGCATGGCTGACAGTATGACAATCATATTGGCTCAAAAGGTAGCATCTGAAATAAGAATAATCCACTACATAGAGGGTAATCAACGGATATTAGCCGACTATAGTTCAGAGCTACGTTCGTTAAGACTTGATGACCAACCAATGAACTGGGGCACTGTCTACCTGCCGCATGATGGATTTCACAAGCGTCACCAGACTGGCAAGGACGATGCAACTATCATGACTGGGCTGGGGTGGAGCGTAGAGCAGACACCACACATGTCGGTAAATAGTGGGATAGATAGAGCGCGAGAGATATTCCCTCGGGTATACTTCAATAAGGCTAGAACCGAGCGGCTAGTTGAATGTTTGAAGCGATACCGCTGGAATATTAGCCAAAAAACAAACGAAGCCGTCGCGCCATTACACGATGAATTTAGCCACGGTGCTGACGCTTTTAGGTACTTAGCTTTAGTTTCCGATATAATAAGTAACGATGAATGGGGCGGTAAGTTAAAATATCCATCTATGGGAACAATCGCATAACTTAAAAGGCAGCGCTGTGAAGCGTCCCGAATATGAAAAAAAGACTAAGCGACGACGAATTACTGGCAATCACTGGCAATGAGATACGCCAGTCTATTGGCTATAGAACTGGCAAATTGTCAGAGGCTCGCCGCAAGAATCTGCAATATTACCTCAGCAAACCAGTGGGCGACTTAGCTCCTCCTGAGATTGAGGGGCGTTCATCGGTTGTTGATAGCTCAGTCCACGACACTATCGAGTGGATGAAACCAAGCCTGATTAAGACATTTACTGGTGGGGATTCGGTTGTAGAGTTTGCGCCACAGAATCAAAACGACGAAGAGGCTGCAAAGCAAGCAACCGACTACGTTAATTACGTTTTCTACCGTCAAAACCCCGGCTTTCAAATTCTAAACACTTGGTTTACAGATGCTTTGCTTTCAAAAGTAGGTGTTTTAAAAGTAATGTGGGACGAATCGGTATCAGAAACCCGCGAAGAATATAACAACCTAGACGATGCCGAGCTACAGATAATCAGCGACGACGATGAGGTCGAGATTATCGAACATACCTCCAAACCCGATGAAGAGGATGCTGAACAGCGTCAAAAGGCTATTGAGCAGTTGACAGCACAGCTACAGCAAGCACAAAACGCGCCGCCAGTTCAGTCGCCACAAGGATTAATGCCTAACCCACAAGCTGCACAGGCAATGCAGTCGATTAGTGCGCAAATACAACAGATACAATCCGCGCCAGCGGTCATGTTGCATGATATTGCGGTCAAACGAACCAAAGAAACCAAGCAAGTACGCATCTACAACGTACCGCCTGAGGAGTTCTTAATCAACCGAGACGCAAAAAGCATTGAGGATGCTAGATTCGTAGCGCATCAAGTTCTTAGAACATTAAGCGACTTAAAAGCAGCGGGTTACAAGAACGTTGACGAACTGACTAGCGACGATGTGCAAGCTACGATGTCCGCTGAACGTATCGAGCGGATTACATTCAATGACGAATCAGGCTTTCAAGCTGGTGCAAACGATGTGCCGGGTGATAAAACCCTAACGCAGATTTGGATTACTGAGTGCTACATGCGTGTAGACGCTGATGGCGACGGCATTGCTGAATGGCGCAAAATCACCAGAGCTGGTAATCGATTGCTAGACAATGAAGAATGCGACGCCCCGCCATTCGTATCAATCACGCCTATCCCGTTACCTCATCAATTCTTCGGATTGTGCCCCGCTGACCAAGCCTTGGAGATTCAAAAGCAAAAAACTGCGGTTATGCGCGCTGTGCTGGATAACCTCTATTTATCCGTGAACGGTCGTTATTTTGCGGTAGAGAACCAAGTCAACCTAGACGACTTACTGACATCACGCCCCGGCGGTGTTGTTCGTGTCAAACAAGCGGGTATGGTCGGTCGATTAGACCAAGGTCAAGGCAATATCGCCGACGGATATCAATTACTTGATTACCTAGAACTACAGAAAGAACAGCGCACGGGCTTGATGCGCAATACTCAGGGCGTGAACCCTGATGCCATGAACCAAACAGCTACGGGCATCAACATCATGACGAATCGTGCAGATTCGCGCATTGAGTTGATAGCTAGACAGTTCGCTGAAACAGGGGTTAAAGACCTATTTAAGCTCATTTTGAAATTGACTTGCCAACACCAAGACAAAGAGGCAACAATCCGAATTAGCGGGAAATGGGTAAGCATAGACCCACGGGTGTGGCGCAATCAATACGATATGACGATTAATGTGGGCTTGGGTACGGGGAATAAAGACCAAGAAGTCAATCACCTGATGGCAATGATTCAAGCGCAACAACAAGCCGCCATGATGGGGATTGTCACACCTGATAACGCCTTTGCGGCGCATAGCAAATTGTCACAGGCGCTTGGGTTCAAGCAAGAGGGACTGTTCTTCAGTGACCCGTCAAATCCTGAGACAAAGCAGAAAATGCCGCCCCCACCGCCTAACCCTGAGCAAATCAAATTGCAGGGATTGATGCAATTGGAACAAGCCAAGCAACAGGCGGACGCGCAGCACAACCAATTCAAAGCGCAGCAAGAGATGCAGACTTTGCAAATCACAAACCAATTGCAAGACCAACAGCATGAACGTGAAATGCAACGCGACATGGAAATTGAGCGCAACAAACAAGAAATGCAAGCGCGAGATACTCAGTTCCAAATGCAGTTAGAGGCGCAAAAAGAAACACAACGACTGCAAATGGAAGAAGCAAGCAAGCAAGCTGACCGAGAGCTACAACGCTGGAAAGCTGAACTTGACGCACAGGTCAAACTGACAATTGCAGGCATTAAATCACCTGAACAAATTGTCGAAGAGACCGAAAAGGAAGACGCAAAAGAAAGCAACATGCAATCAATGATTCAAGCGGTATTAGCGTCGAATCAGCAAGTATTACAGGCGGTAACAGCGCCAAGAATTAGACAGTTGGTGCGCGATAAAGAAGGCCGCGCAGACCACACTATCGAGCAAATAGCAGGAGTAAATAATGGCACTTAACACACAATTGGCAAACGCTACGGTAAACGGGCAAGGCGATAACCTTTCTGCACGTTTGAATAGTGGCTTTTTACGCATTTATGATGGTACACAGCCTGCAACAGCAGATACTGCGGTATCTACGCAAGTATTATTGGCGGAACTCACATTTTCAGCAACAGCCGCGCCAGCTACGGTTAACGGGCTAATCACATTTAATGCGATTACCTCAGATTCAAGCGCAAACGCCACGGGTACACCGACATGGTTTAGGGCAGTTCAATCAAACGGAACTACTGTAGTCATGGATGGTACGGCTGGCGCTTCAGGTTGTAACTTGAACTTATCAGGTTTAACGGGTGGTCAAATCATTATCGGTGGAACTGTCGCAGTGTCTAGTTTCACCCATGACGTATTAAACGCTAGCTCGGGCTTGTAATGGCAACGGGACAAGGTACAGCAACGATTGACTTTGGCTCGTTCCCCGGCACTTCTGAAGCAAGTGTCGGGGTAACTGGTCAGGGCTCTATCACGGCGACATCAAAGGCGGAGGCGTACGTTATGGGTGACGATACGGCGGGGGCGCATACAGCGAATGACCATAGGTACTTTGCTGCATTGGTTGGGTTGACGTGCGGAACTCCTACGGCGGGTACAGGTTTCACAATTCACGCCCGATGCTTAGACAAGCTACAGGGACAATTTCAAGTTCGTTGGGTGTGGGCCGATTGACAATTAAAAGGGAAATATCATGGCATTAGATACAAAACTAGTAGGCTCTTCATCTGGTACAGGTGTTGATGTTAACGCAAGCAACCAACTCAAAGTTGTCCCTGAGACAGACGCAAGCACAAACCCGAACAACGTAGGCGCAATCCGCGTTTTTGGTGAAAATGATTCTGGTTCAGTAACGGGCGTACCAAAGCTGGCATCACCTGAGATTGACATCGATTACCGTGTGCGAATGAGTCAAGATTTGATACTTGACGAGGAAGTGTTTAACTACACAGCGCAAAATACGGGTAAGCATTCGTATTCAGTCACAACAATGGCGAATACGTGGACAGCGGGGCAAATGACCACAAACTCAGGGTCAATCACCACGACAACCACAGGCACACAGTTTGAAACTTATGCCATGTTCCCGAATACAGGCACGCAAACACTTTCGTTCGACTGTGAAATTGCTTTCAGCGCACAGCCTACTACCAATTCATTTATCGAGTTTGGTCTAGGTCTACCAAATACATCTATCACAGCACCGACAGACGGCGTGTTTTTCCGCTTAAGCTCTGCGGGTTTATTGGGTATTGCAGCAAATAATAGCTCTGAGACCGTTTCAACTTTCCCGCTTTCAGGCGGTACAGGTACTTGGGCTTACACCAATAACAAACGATACCAATTTATCTGTTATGTGGGTGGTGTACAAGCTGACTTCTGGGTGAATGATGGCACGGGCGCAGTCAAACTTGGTACTATTCCGCTGCCTACCGCTCAAGGGCGTATTAATATGTCAGGTGGCGTCAAGGCATTTATCAAACATCGTATTACAGGCGGCGCGGCTGGTGGCGTCTTGCAGGCGCTTGTAGGTGCGTATAACGTGCGCTTAGGTGGCTCAAATATCACCTCTACAGTGTCAACCCAAGGCAATCGAGTTTACGGTTCATATCAGGGTTTGTCGGGTGGTACGATGGGTTCGCTGGCTAACTATGCCAACAGTGCCAACCCTACCGCAGCAGTTCCTACCAATACGACAGCGGCGCTAGGTTCTGGCTTAGGTGGTCAATTCTGGGAAACGGTATCACTCGCAGTTAACACTGACGGTATTATTTGTAGCTATCAAGTGCCATTAGGTACGGCTAATAGCGCGGGTAGACGTTTGGTTATCCGTGGCGTAGGTTTAATGTCACATGTGCAAACTGTAGTTGCTGGTGGTCCATATGTCGCGCAATACTCACTGGCATTTGGTCATACTGCGGTATCGCTGGCAACTGCTGAAGCTGCAACAACCAAAGCGCCTAGGCGTGTGGCTATCCCTGCATTCACCCAAGTGGTTACCGCAGCTCAAGCGGTTAGCACAATGGTTTCTCAGCCCGGTGGTTCATTCGCTGACTTTGGTGATGCGCCGATATTTGTTAATCCGGGGGAATTTATACAATTGGTGACTAAGCATATTGGAACGGCTGGAACTACTGGAACTGTTGCGCACGTAGTAAGTTTTGTGTATGGCTGGGAATAACTAGGGGCTTAAATGTCTTTACTGTTAGCGCTAACCGATACAGGTGGTGGCGGTGGTGTAACGGGCGCGGCGGTAACGTCTCAAGCCCAAACTACCGCCATTACTGGCACGGCTACGGTAGCATCCGTATCGGGAACGCTAGCTAGTTCACAAGCGCAAACAGTAGCAGCATCTGGCACGGCTTCGCCCGCAAGTGTTAGCGGTACAGCATCAACATCTCAAGGTCAGACAAGCGCACTATCGGGCAATGCAAGCCCCGCAAGCGTCACGGGTACGGTGTCAACGGCTGAGGGGCAAACTACATCTGCGAGCGGTTCGTTTACAGGTAGCGGAGTAAGTGGAACTGGAAGCACGTCGCAAGGGCAATCAACTGTTTCTAGCGGAAGTGTTGTCAACCCTGAAACACCAACTTTGCAAGCCGCTGGACGGTCTTCTAAAAAGGTATTTATTGAAAAAGATGGTAAATATCTAATATTTGACAGCCCAAGCGAAGCAAGAAACTACGAGCTAGCACAAAAACCTAAAAAAGTATCTAAAAAATCTAGTAAAGTAGTACAATTACCACAAATTAAAGCGCCTGAGATTGTCCCTATAGTTGACAATCAAATACTAGACGATTTAATTGCTAGATTTAACTTAGAATATAACCGACAGCTTTTACAAAAGCAAAAGGACTATGAGCAACTAATTTTTATCCAAAATTATGTCGCCATGTTGCAGGATGAGGAAGACATAGAACTACTATTATTGGCATGAACATTCACGAAGAAGCAAAGCTAAAAACTGAGGTAGCAAGGGCAGAAAAAGCCAATGAACTACTAAGTGATGAAATAATGGTAGAGGCGTTTACGGTTCTAAACCGTAGATTTACCGAGGAGTGGGCAAATTCGCCCGTAAGAGATTCAGAAGGACGGGAACGAATATGGCTGATGCAGAAGTTACTAAAAAGCGTGGAAGACCATCTACGCGAGATAGCGCAGACGGGCAAACTGGCGAGCCTACAGCTACACCAACATCAAACGATGTTGCAGAAAGCAAAAGCAGCGATGCGGGAAGTATTTTGAGTTGGGCTGAGTTTGACAAGAAACTGTACAAGTGGGAATTTGACAACAAAGAACTCCGTATCACCCGCATTTACTTTGATGGTGAAGACGCTCCGTCACATTACACCGGCTGCTATTCCGAGTGTGATTTGAGCCACGGCAAGCCTTCTATCATGCTTTCAAGCGGTCAAGTTATCAAAATCTAAAAATGAAAGCATGGCAAATATCAGTCCCCTTTGAGATTGAGCCAAGAGCGCAATTAGTGTTCACTGTGCAACCTCAATGTTCGCTTATGGCAACCTTTAAACGCCTACAGTCTGACGACCCTTGCTGGGTTAAAAACAAACCAAGAATCAGGCTAGTTGATGTTTGTAGACGAATAATTGACGATTGGGATTTGCAAATAGTAAAAATCTAAGCGAAGCTAACACGCTTTTTTGTTAGCGAATCCTAACGCAGTGATGCGCTGGGGAGTGGTGAAATTCCACTTCATAGACGAGGTATTAAATGAGTACAGACAATCCAGCAATGGAATCTGCCGCTGACCCAGTGGCGATGTTCGAATCCGCGCTTGATAAAAGCATGGGCATTACGCCGCCTGATAAATCTGCGCCCCCAGCAGAATTAGAAGTCCCTGACAAGCTAGACGTTGAGGACGAAAAGCCTGAGGCTGAAAAAA